TTGTAAGGATGTGTGTGGACATTATTTCTAGATCCTGGAGGATTAATCATGCCCCACAAACCTGTCATTTCTGGAACATATTTATCTTGCACGTCTAAATGGTCAAAGCACTCTTTAGCTTTTAATAATATATCACCTACTGTACTTTTAAATTCTATATCCTTGTAAAGCTCATCATGGCTATGCCAACCTCCTATATTGGATCTAGGCATGCCTTTCTCATCTTTAGCTTTTATTTCGTATAGTCTTTCCACTAAATGACCGTGGCCCATAACCTCTGTCATCATGACTGGTGTAATAAATAATGATTGTAAATTCATAGTATTCGTTTCTAAAGTTGACCTTTTGTAACCTCCATAAAACTTACAATTATATGAACTTGATTAGCAGCATTTGCCTGTGCTTTTAATACATCTGATTCTTGTAGTACAAGAGGCTGAGATAGTAATTCTGTTGTAGTATTAGTTGCCACACTTTTTGCTTTAAATAATTCAAATGTTGAGGATGATCTTAACACTTCTAAATCTACAAGTGTTGTATTTCCTGAATCATTACAAACTAAAATAGATTTCACTACATCAGTTGTAGGAGGCACGGGTGGTGATGCACCAGGATTAGCTGTAGGTACTGTTAATATTGTTGTTAGATCTGTATTTGTAAGATCAACCATTGCGCTTTTAAATGTATTAGCCAAGGAAAAATGTCTCCGACTCTGTTTCTTCTCTTATATCTTGTTGAAAGTTTGTATTAAGTAAGAAAACTATTTGTTCTAATAATCTAATCATTTGATCAAACTGACTAGCATCATACTCCTCTGTAGCATTTGGTAATCTAGTTATATTTATTTTAGCCATTATCTTCTACCGTCTGGTCTTATTTCTAATTTTTGTGAACCAAGTCTCCAAGGTGTATCATCTACTGTATTAGTTGAATACCGTATTTTGACTGCTCTTCCTCTACCTCTAACACTAATTTTTTCTGTTGTGCTAGTAATCGACCCACTCGTTTGCACATTTGATGCTGATTGAGGATATTGTTCTAAAGTTAGTCTAGCTGTCATAGTGTTTGCAAGATTATCAAAATCAGGAACTAATTTACTAACCGACATAAGTTGATCTCCATCCGCTATCTCTACAGACCCAGTTTCTAAAAACGCTGTAATAGCTGTGCCATCTGCTTGATTATTACCAGACTCGTGTTCAAATATTGAAGAAGCACCAGCAGTTAAACCTAGTATGTTTGTGGCGTTTGCTGTTGCAGACGCATTATACTCTGTTGCTATTGGTTTTTCATACACATAAGCACCTAACCAAGTAGTTCTCGCAAGATTTATTGTATACCAAGTTCCTTCTAAATAGTTATAAGCAACAGCTCTATCTATTTGTGTAGCATTAGCTGAAGGATAATACCAAATTATTTCATTAAACGCTGTATTTAAACCAACAGCAATGTCATTTTTATTTGTGTAACTTAAATCATCAAATACATAATCTTGTACTGAACAGGGCATTTTTTTAACAACTCCATCAAAAAGATAAAATGCATTGTCTGACATCCAATAAGCAACTCCATTTACTTCTATGGCTGCGTGCTGTGCTATTAACCCTGCGTTAGCACCAAGTTGTCTAAGACCAAATGTAAAAGGTGTGCCGACAAATTGAATACCGTGTAATGATGTATCTGTCCATACAAGTATTTGACCTGTTGATTTAACTGCACCAACAATTCTAGATCCATCTGTTATTCTTAAAGATCCTGCTTCATTTGTGGCAACAGGCGTATAGTCTGTTGCATCTTCTCTATCTGAAAATCTAAATAATAAATCATCTTGTGTGGCTGTATTACCAATAGTAGTTTCAGTTCCAAATATCAACAAATGTCTTGTATCCGTAGAAACAATGCTAAATCTAGATGCTGTCGGAGCATTTGATAAAGCTGTTGCTCTTGCAGCTAAGCCTCCAGATGTATCCCATATAAACGTTCCACCATCTAATACAGTTGCTATTAAGTCTTCTCCAAAATTATCTAAAGACCAGTTTCTACCTGCTACTACAACATTAGATGAAGATCTAGGTGTATCCCAAGTGCTTGCACTCCATGTTTCAGTGCCCCAACCATATCCGTATGTAGAGGATGTTGGTCCAGGGTTTATTTGATAAGAAGCATCAACTGATCCACCTCCTGCAGCTGTGGTGCCTGATGCATTTGTACCCGTATTTATTGTATAAGTATTAGAGCTTGGAACTGTTAAGATTTCAAATTCATTATTAAAATCAATACCATCAACTACATTTGTAGCAGAACCGTTGTCAAAGGTAACAAACGCCCCTACTTCAGCGCCATGAGAAGCATCAGTTACAGTTACAGTAGCTGAACCACTTGAGGTTGCAAAAGGATTTGTTAAACTGTCTGTAACTCTTATGGGTGTAATGTCATAAACTTTTCCTTCAGAGAAAATATATAGTTTTCTATCTGTGCCTAACCCCAAATATCTTGTCCCATCTAGACCAATCCAAGAATGAGTATCTCTTACAACTCCGACCACTGTTACATTTGGGTTTGGAAGATTTGTCCATCCACCCCATCTTTCAGGTTTGCCATAGTGAAATCTAACAAAATCAGAATCTATATACTTACGCTCATCTCCTGCAGAATAAGCTGTGTCTTGCTTGTCTATGCCAGGACGAAACTTTAAATCAACTAATTGCATAATGGTATTTTAACCTATAACTTGAAAAATCTAAAGTGTATTATTGTACTTACACTGAAAAGCTATAGATATTCGTGCTATTGGACATATTCTACTTATGGTAACTCCTCTGTGAGGTAGATAGGATTCAAATAAACAAGCTCTATTTGGCACTGGAAAAGACCCTGCGGTTATCATAGTTCTTGAAGTATCAAATACCACTAATTCTCCTCCGTAATTTTCTTGCCAAGATTCGTTTAAAAAATAAACTATTGTCATATCTTTTGAAAAAGCTGACTCACTATCTTTATGAATTGTTTGATCTGTCAAAGGAAGCCCAAGATTCAAATGTATTCTCCATAATTCATTTTTGTAGTTTTTCTCCATTTCTAATTTTTTATTAATTTCTAACCAAAGATTATAAAGAATGTTCGACTCATTAAATCTATTTTCCGATAATAATTTATTAACTTCATTATTATAATCGGTTGCACCTAAACCTGAGTTTGTGTCGTGTACACTTGAATAGTTGTTTAAACCCCAAATAGATTTTTGAAAATGCTTACTGGCTAAATCAAATATTGGTTTAGAGGCCACGTTATCTACAACTTTAACAAAACTCATTTTTTAAATTGTGTAGATACATTGCCTTTAAATGCATAATTACCATAATGTGTCATACCGCTCAAGATATCTGCATATATTTTACCGCCCATTTTTTGCCACAAACGACAAAAAGCATAGTCTTCTGATAAATATCTTTTAGTCTCTGGTTCAATCATGGTGTCAAAAAAAGTGTAATTCCAATCAGATGTTTTGTGATATTCAAATTCTTTGTCATGAGATTGATTAATATGTTGATCAGGCACAAACTTTAACTCTGGATATGCCTCTGCCATTCTTACAAAAACTTCTCTTTTAATTAACATAAAGCCAGTAGGACCATCCATGACCTCTATGAAACCTTTTTCTAAGAGTATATTATTTGGGTCTCTTACATTTAAATTATATTGTAATGAAGCTGCAAGTAATTCATCTTCAGAAATATCTGGCTTTTCTTTGATTCTTTTTTTTACTTTTATCCAATCAATAGTTTTTCTAGGATATATTCCTGTTACAACATCTTTGTCATAATCAAGCATTTTTATTACTGCTTCTGGATTAAAAGCTAAATCAGAATCAATAAACAATAAATGCGTGTAATCACCATCCATAAATAATTGAACTAAAGTATTTCTTGCTCTAGTTATTAATGACTCATTTCCAATAGTTCCAAATTGTAATTCTATCTTTTTTGATGCAGCTAAGGCTACTAATTGCATACAACTTTTAAAATAATCTGCTGTAATCATGCCTCCATAACACGGAGTCCCTATAAAAATTTTATTGTGTTGCATACTCTACCTTTAAATATTCTATTTTTCTAACCCACCCTCTTGGTATGGCTATCGCACCACCACCGTGGTTGTCGTCCTTGTCTACACACCATGACCTCATAATTACAATCTTATCGTCATTATTTACTACCATGTATCCAACTTCTTGACACACGGCCAAAGGCGCATTTAAAATTTCTTTTATGTGTAACCAACCTGTTTCCATGTCTTTTGCATCAAGCCATGTAATTCTAACCATTGGAAATAATTTAGTCATTGATCGAAATATTAAAACTAATGCTTATTCTTGGCTGTTTAGAATTATTTTTTGTTACAAGGTGAGTACAATTTGAATCAAATAATATAAGTTTATTTTTAATTGGTTTTATAACTATGATGGAACTATTTTGAAGGTGAAAAGATATTTTGTTATTAATGTCATAATTAAGGTTTTGTAAAACTAAATCACCTGAATTTTCTGGTACTTGTAAATAAAACACGCCAGACAAATCATCTTGATGTTTATGAGGCCAATTGATATCATTTTCATAATTAATATTAGCCCAAAATTTTTTTATAGTAAGATCAGTAAATTTGAAATTTTCAATGCTATTACAAAATTCAATACACTTATCATTTAATTTTTGAATGAACGGTAAAAACGTTCCGCTTTGGGGTAGGCCTGAGCTTTGCCAACCAAAAGAATGATTTGAAAATTTTTCTCCATCTATATTACCTCTTCTAATCAACTCTATGGTTGCTAATAATTGGGATATGTATTTATCCTTTAAGTCCATCTGTGTTTCTGCATACAGATTTACGGGTATTTTATTTAAGTCCATATTTAAATGTAGCTACCATTCTTAACTCAATACAAGTTCTACTTACCTCTCTAGCTGCATGAGGTATATTTCCATCAAAAATAACAACTCTACCTGGTTTAGGTATAACTGAATTTGTTATATCACCTGAATTATTTATAAAAATTGTTTCGCCTCCGTAGGATAAATCCCACACTTTATTTAAATAAAACATTACAGTTATCCCCCAATCTTTTTCATAGTCAGAATGTATTTCATGATGAGTTCCAAACAAATATCCACTTGCATAATGATACTGTAGCGAATGTGTAGACACTAAAGAAGGGCACGTTTTTTTAAAAAGTTCATCTGATTTTTTAAAAAGTTTAGCTTGAATGGGGTGTTCTTTATTTAAAATTAAATCAAATTTTCTCCAATTTTTTACTCCAACACCTCCAGTAAATTTCCATGCAGTAAAATCTCTAAACTCACCATAAAAAGTGTCGATATCTTTTTCATCAAAAACATTATCTAAAACTTGTATCATTTTTACCAAATTAATGTGTCAAAACCTGATAACCTTAAAGATATTCTCATTTTATGTGGAACATTAAATGCTTTGCCTAAATGTAAATCAGTTGAATCTAACATAACTACTCTACCATGTTTAAAATCTACATTTTTTTTAAGTGTGTCATTATAAAACTCACCACCAATATTTTCTACGTCATTATTTGGGGATAACATAATTATAAATGATGTGCCCTCACCCTTACCATAATCATCTCTGTGAAGTTTTCCGTCCATACCTTTAAATTGTAAGTTAGCATAGATAGTGTGTAAAAAAAGGTGATGTTTACCAAACGATGTTTTAAGATGATTCCAAAGATCTATCAATGTTATGTTCCAATTCATGTCAGGTCCATACTCTATTACGTCAATATTTTTTCGTAAAAAATGTTTAGTGCCAAACAAAATATATGAAGGGTTATCATTATAAGGATAAGATGCACTAGCGGAATTGTTTGCACTCCACAAAACTTTTTGCTTGTAATAATTAGCTAATTCAAAAGCAAATTTTTTATCTATAATCGTGTCAGAGTATTCCATCATTTTTGCACCACAGGTTGAATGTCAGCGCCTTTTGGTATTAATCTTAAATTAAATGATACGGATCTTCTTTCTTCATTTGGTGTTCTGAAAGGATACACCATATGTGTCAACCAAGATGGAAATAAAAATATATCGCCGACCTCTGGTGGGTGTTGTAGTTTGTGTCCACTAAATGTTTTAGGATCACCACACATAAAAAGTATATCACCAACACTTGGATAATGATCTTCAGCTGCTCTTTCTTTATCAATGCTATTTGGCATCTTTGTATAAAATACTCCTGATAAATCACCATCATGCATATGTGCAGGATTAAAGTCTCCAGCCCATTGACTCACGGCCCACATAGATTCAATAACCATCTTATCTATTTTTTCTGGTGCCAGTGTTTCGCTCGCTGGTGGTATGGACAAATATGATTTGACCATTTCACCAATTAAAAAAACTAATTGTTGACCATCGCCATCTATCCATTCTGGTGCTAAACGAACTTCTTGTTTTACATTACCTGCTAAGTTAGGAGACCAATCCCATTGTTTAGCTAATTTAGGGTCACCTAGTATCTCATCACACTTTTTATTTACTACATCGAGTATAAAATTAGGCACCTTACCTTTGACTACCGTGGGTCCAAACGGACGTATAGCGTCAAATTTTAATTTTATTTCTTTTTGCATTTGGAGTTCCTCCATTTATCTATTGTCATATAACAATAATTTGCCTATAAATGAACTATTAATTGGCTTATTTCACAAGCCCTGCCAGCTTGCTAAAACAATCACATAAATTGCAATAGGAGATTATGCTAGGTAAGTTTTTTAAAAAAATTAAAGATGTAGCGTCTGATTTAAGCCCTTTCGCAGGAGTAGCAGCTTCAGCCTTTGGTTTAGGTCCGTTATACTCAACATTGATTGGTGCCGGTGTACCGTTGCTCGCGGGCAAAGGGGGTAGAGAAGCATTAGCCGGAGGTATTGGTGGATATTTTGGAGGTCAAACTTTTGGTAAAAACACTTTAAAGGATGTAATTACAGATGAAGCTATTAGAAAAGCTGCTGGTGAGAGATTTAAACAAGCAGCCATATTTGAAAGTTTAGGTGAAAACAATCCTTTAAGAAATTTACCAGGAGTTCTTGGTGGCAGTGCATTTCTTTATGGTTTAGGAGCTTTTGACACTGATCAAGCTCCAAGTAATTTAATAGAGGATTTTACATACAACCCTGCAGATAACAAATTAATCACTTCAGGTGTATCAGATAAATTTTTAGAGGACGCACAACAAGCTGATAGAATTGGTAACAATCCTGGAGACATTTACGAGTTTTTAAGAAGTGTAGGATTGTTAAACAGCGGTGGTAATACAATGAAGTTTGATGATGGAAAAGGTACTGTTATGGGTATGACTCCAACAGAACTAAGTAGAATGCCAACAACAGAAGAAATTATTGAATCATCAAATAGAATAGCTCAAATGGAAGGGCAACAAGAATACGAAGCATATCTTAAAAGATTGATAGAGGAATCAATTAAAAAGGGAAAACCATCAAGAGATACAATTATTCCTGGCAGAGGTGGTAAAGGTAATTTTGCTACCGGTGGTGGTATTGGTGATTTAATGGAGCCTAGTATGATGGGAGGTCAAATTGGTGGAGACAGAGTAAATCCTATTGGAGGTAGATTAGTTGGCATGGGCGCAGGTAGAGAAGACCTTTTAGAAGGTGAAATAGTAGATCCTAACACTGGACAAACACAAGAGATATTAGTTAGTAATAATGAACACGTAATACCTGAGTATACCTTATTTGCATTAGGTGGAGGAGATACAGAAAAAGGTCAACAGATGATGGATAATTTAAGAGCTGAGACCAAACCAATGGCAAAACAAATGGGTTATGATTTTCAAGGCGCTGAAGATGGTAGCATGAATTACAATCCTGTAATGGCAAAAGAAGGCAAAGACACTGATAGAGTGACTAAATTAATAGGTTTAGATAGAAAATCTCCAGAAGAATTGATTGAAATATTTAATGAAGAAATGAAAAAAAGGGGAAACTTACCTTTACAAAGATATGACCAAGCGCAAGATGGTAGACAAACAGCAATGGCTGGACCAGGTATGAATTTACAAGAAATAATTAAGAAAATGATGGCACAAGGTAAATCTATAGAAGAAATTATGGCAATCATGTCTAAATTAAACATGGGTATGCCAAAACAAAGACCACCAATGGCTTTAGCACAAGATGGCATGGGAACTGAAGAAATTAATGGTTTAAAAAAAATGGGTATGCAAGACGGAACGCAAACGTCTGTACCACATAGAGGTAGTAGCCTATCAAGACTTGAGTATCCTAAAAATTTTAAAGGTAGTTTTTTTGGCGGCGGTGCAAACATGTCCACATACGATGATTTTCAAGATCCAGAAATTTTAGGTCCAGGACGTTCACCCACTATTTTAGAGAGATTAATGAATAAACAAGGGGTTGGATTTGATCCTAAAGGAGTTGTAAAAGATCCTGAAGAGTTTAATACAGCATTCTTAAAATCAGGTTTAGGTAAAATGGTAAGAGATCTAGACCAAGCAAATCAAATAGCGAGTCAAATATAATGTCAACAGAACAAGTAGTAACGTATAGAAAACCACCTTTTATAGAAAAAGCTCAAGCTGATTTAATTGCTGCAATAGAAGATTTTATTGTAAAACAAGCAAATGTAGGATTGCCAGAAAGACAAATTGTTGGGTTATCTGAAACACAAAAAGATGCGATAGAACAATTAAAAAAAGGCATAGGCAGATTTGATCCTAATTTAACAGCAGCTCTTGATGCTATAGAAAAAGGCACAGCTGTTGCGGGGGAAGCTAAACCAGATTTTACAACAAGAGGTCAAGAGTTAGTAGATGATGCTATAAAGACAAGATTTGATCCATCAAAAGCCGTTGACCCTTTCATTAATCAATATGAAAAATTTGTAATAGATGAAATAAATAAGCAGGCAGCACTTTCTGGAAAAAAAATTGACGATGCTGCAACAAAGGTAGGAGCTTTTGGTGGAGATCGAGAAGCTGTCTCAAAAGCATTGGTTGAGGAGGCAAGACTATCTGCTATTGGTAAAACACGTGCTGATACTTTCGATAGAGCATTAAAAGCAGCGCTTGGCACTTTTGGTCAAGAAGAAAGTGAAAAACTTAGAGGTGCTCAATTAGCTCCATATTTCACATCTGCAGACTCAAAAGCACAAGTAGACCAAGCTAAATCATTGCTTGCAGCGGGTCAAGTTGGTGGTGGTTTAGTAAGTTTAGCAAATAAATTAGGATTATCAGACATTTCAGCTTTGCTTGGCGCAGGTAAATTAGAACAATCTGAGGCTGAAAAAGCTGCTGAAATTGAAAGACAAAATATTATGGAAGCTACAGATAGACCTTTATCTTTGTTTGGATTTTTGTCAGACGTTATTAGTGGTTTACCCTCAGATCAAGGTACACAAATAAGACAACAATTTGGTAGTGAAACTTCACCTATACAAACTGCTTTAGGTTTTGGATCTGCGGCTTTGGGGATTCCTGGATTAGTTAAAGATGGTGGTGACATGGGAATGATAGAGAAAGGAATAATGGCGTTGCAACATGGAAGTAAATCCTAATTCAAGTTTATATGATTTTGCTGATGATAATGCAGCATTTTTAAACAGTCCTGTTTTGATGACTGATCTAATAAATATTAGAGACAATTATCAAACCATGGATTTAGGTCAACTTAAGCAAGCTTATTCAAGATTGACTACAGATTTAGCTAATCTAACAGGCGCAGGTGAATTAGAAAAAGAAGTAAGAGCTCAAATATCTATACAGCAAGGTACTTTGTTTGATGCTAATAATACTGGTGCAGTAACAAATGACACTAGTTATGACAACACACAAGAATCAATAAAAGAAACTGATACAACAAAAGTAAATTCAAATCTTTCTACTTATACAGATTTTGCTCCTGATACTGGCACAGCAAAAGCTGATACAAATGAAGTTTTATACAATCTTAATGATGATGTACAAAAAGCATTTTATGATGAAGAAATAAATAAAACAGGAACAACTATTTCTGAAGCTGAATTTAATTCTAGGTTTACTGGTAATGAGATAAGTCAAAACCTTACAGATGCCTCTGTTGCAAATATTGCATCGTCTACATTTAATAATGCAGCTATGAATGCTGCTAATGTTGGATTTAATAATTTAAAAAAAATGGAAGGTGGCATGACACCTGAAGAAAAGAAGGCAAGGACACAAACATTAATTGATGAATTAAAAGATACAATAGGTTTTAAAGAAGGCGTAGATCCAAACTTATTATTTATAAAGTTTGGTATAGATGTTTTAAATGCAAGAACTACAAAGAAAAAACCATTACCACAAGTTTTTGATTTGTTTGCACAAGCATTAGCGCCCACAGCTAATTTTTATTTTCAAGAAGCTGCAAAGAAAAAACAAGACCTAAAAGAATTAGGATTAACAGCATTTAGTTTAGTAAAAGAAGAGGATGATAGAGCAAAAAGAATGTATGAACCTACAGGTAATTTAACGGCAGTCCAATTGGTAGATTATAATGACGAAGGTGCTATTACAGGTCAATTAGATTTTTTTAAAAATTCTTCAGTGCCAGCTGAAATTGAATTTTATTCTAATTTAAAATATCCAAGTACCATTGGAGGCGTTCCTGTTCCTGAAAATTTAGTTGGCAAGAACATGTTTACGATAACTGCTCCTGGTATGGCCACAGATCAACCGCAAAGTAGTGGGATATTAGGTGGTGACGATAAAGCCATAGCACAAAAAGAAGAAGAAACTAAATTTTTAGAACAAGGTCTTAACGCAGTTTTGACAGCTCATGACATTGGTAGATTAAATGAAATGCATGACAAAGCAGTTTTTGGTTCAGTTTATGAAGCGAACATGTTTATGAAAACTTTAAGAGGTATTCTTTCAGATTATACTGGTGAGATACAAAATCTTTTAGGATTTAGCGATTTTGACTCATCAAAAATAAATGAAAACATGTCTACATTACAAAAACAAATAACCACTGTTAATCAATTAGGTTATAATATAAATGAACAAGCCATAGTTAATGATATTGATGGATCATTCAAAAATATTGTTCAAACAATAAATGCATCAGAAATGACAGCTGGAGACAAGCAAGAGGCTTTATCAAATGTTACAAGTTATTACACGGATGTAAAACAAAATATTCTTGATAAAAATTTAGATTTAATAAATATTTTAGAAGCACAAAGTACGTTTGCTTTTGCAAGATATCTTCAAGGATCAAACAGACTTTTAAAAGACGTTATCGCAGAGTCAAGAAAAGTTGTGCAATTAGGTGGATTGAACAACAACCATCGAAAAACAATGAATAGGTTAGAAGGATTAGTAAATTTTTATGTTAACAACTACAATGCAACCATAAGACCTTTTCATAATGCCGATGATTTTGAAAAATTTAAAAAAACAGTAGTCATTGGTAAAGATGGAAAAATAACTGTTGTAGGTGGTGAATATGGTGGAGTGCAAGAAGGTGCTGCATTTGGAACAATACAAAATGGCATCAATACTAATCAAAACACTCTTGATTATCTTGATGAAAAATTTGGTGAAGGTTTTACGGAGCAATATAATTTAAGATGATGTTACAAATAGCAGAATTAGCACAAATAAGAATAAATCGTCTAAACGAGACAGGTGAAAAATTACCTCAAGCACAAGACGGCTTACCCACTAATATGCTACCACCTGGTAGTGACTTACCCACATTTCTAGGATTTAAACAAGCAGCTGAAGAGGCAACTGGAACAACAAGATATGATCCAAAAAAACATAAAATGACTCCAGATAAGTTTAGAGCAGGTGTAGCAGAAATTACAAAAAAAGGTATAGCTGATGGTTTATCGCAAGCAGAAATAATTAAATCTATAGATAGTTTTCAAGGTCTAGCTGGTTACACTGACAGAGAATTAAATCCAAGATTAATTGAAGGCGATGATGTTAAACTAGATAATTATAACACGCAAATGGTAAATCCTTTTCCTGCGTTAAAATTAATATTAGGTTTAGGAGGATCACTTGGCGGTACTTTAGGTGGTGCTAAATTAGGAGCAAGGTTGGGATTATTTGGAGGACCAGCAGGTGCTGTAGCAGGATCTATCGTCGGTGGAACACTCGGTTACCTTTCAGGATTAGTAGGATATGAAAAATTATTAGATAATCTTAATGAAAAAAAGATGTTGTATACCCCAACATATAACGAAATAGGTGAGTTTCTTGGATATGAACAAGGTATTTCAAGACCAGATACTGAAACATTTAAAGAATATTTACAACATGAAGCAAAGATAGATTTAGCATTTGGTGCAGGTTTTGGTTTTTTCAGACCAGCAGTAAACTTGTTAAGACCAATAGGTAGGAGATATGTGCTTGGTGTCGGTGCTAAAGAAACTAAAGAAGCAAAAGAGATACAAAGATTGACAGGTATTACTCCATCAGTATTCGATGTTTCCAGATATAAATTAATAAGAGCTATACCTAACGCACTAGGTAGAATGCCTATTTATGGTGCTGGTGTACAAAGAGCTTTTGAGGAAACTCAAACTCAATTTATCAAAGCTGCTAAAAATATTTTTATGGACGGACCAACTTACAATTTAGCTAGTTTAGGTATAGATTTGTCAAAAGTTCGAGATAGTGTTTCAAAAACAATAGTGGGTAATGTTAATAAAAAATATACAAATTTTTTTAATGCGATTGGCAATAAACAAATGATTGACTATTCTGATGTTATTAACGAAGCAAAAAAACAAAAAGCTTTTATTGATGAGCTAACATTGGGATCACCTAATTCTCCTATATTACAGAGTGAAATGTATAAATCATTGCAAAATTTAGCAACACTGCAAACAAATATGGCTACGGGTGCTGCATGGAAAGTTAATAGATCTTTAGTTAATGATCAAGTTTATCAATATGGTATTAAGCCTAGAGCAGGTGACATACCTGAGTTACGTGATGCTTTATTTGAAGTTTCTAAAAAAATGGAAAAGGCTTTAGGTAAACATGCGAAGAATATTGATAATGGTGATGAAATAATGAGATTGTTGAATGTAGCTGATCAAGCTTATACGGATATGGTAACTTTATTTGCATCGCCATCTGCAAAAGCTTTAGGCGCAGACTCCAAGTTTGCTTTTCAAGCATTAATTAAAACTCCAGGTAATGTCGAGAGTGATCGTTTGTTTAATGTCGTATTTCAAGATTTCAAAAGCCCAAAAGCAGTTGAAGCAATGCGAAGATTAATGGGTGACGAGATGTTTGCTAAAGGTGTTAAAGCAAAATTACTTGGTGCATTTGAAGATAGTTTTTCTTTTACAAAAGGTGAAAAGCCAGGAATTCTTGATTTTGATATAAAAGCTTTTGAAAATTTTGATAATTTAACTTTTAACGCAACAAAATTTAAAAGAATATTGGGTTTAGATGAAATAGGTAAATCTCTAGAAACAAGAGGCACAGCGTTATCAGAGGCTCTGTCGATAGCCGGTAAAAAAATTAAATTACCTGACTCTAATAAATTACTTGCTTTTGCAAATGCGGCAGAAGTTTTTTTTAATGGTAAAAACTTAAACGTGTCACAGTATCTTGCAAGAAGAACAATGTTAGGTGGATCAAAAGCATTTACAACTGCAATACTACCAATAGCAGGAGCAAGCTTTGCTGGTGCTATAACTCCAGGAATAGGTTTAACACTACTTGGGATATTGATAGCAAGGAAACTTGGTTATCTTTTAGCATCACCAATGGCACTTGATAGTGCAACGAAAGCAATGAATGCTAGTGCAAAAGCAGCGTTAAACCCATTAAAAATGCCAACATTTAAAGGTCCTTTCTTAGGTAAAGGTGGTATTACTGGATACAACACAGTAGAAGCGGCATTGCCTATTAGTGAAAGATACGCTTTAGAAACAATCGAAACATTATACAAACAATTTCCTGAACTACCTGGCGAGTTAGATAACGAATTCAATGCTATACAAGCAAGAACAGATGGTAACGATATGACTGCATCTGAATTTTATTTAAAATCACAAGAAAGTTTAAATAATCTTGGCACTATGTCTGCTGTAGATGAATTCTTAAATCAAAAGTATGATAATAGAGGCGTCATTAGACCAACTATTTTTGGTTCAGGCACTGATCAAGCAGAGCAACCAGCAGCTGTAAACCCAGCATCAACGATTATTGAAGAGCAAAAAACTGCAGATCAACCTATTAATGTAGCTACGAATGTTCCAGCAGGTGCTGGTAATCCAGTTGGTAACATAAATCAATCTTCAAGATTAGCCTTGCTAGATGATGATCCATTAGGTAAAGCTATTGCCATGAGAGGACAATCGTAATGCCACACGTACAAGGACATGGAGGGGATTTTGGAGCTCAATATTCTCGACAAATAGCAGACACTGCTTCAAAAATAGGTGGCTTGGAAAACACTAAAACTTTTCAACAAATAGTTAATGAAGCAGCAAACCAGCAATTACAAAATATACAAGATCAACAAGGTCAACCAGGTTTTGAAACTACACTTTTAGATGATCAAGGCAAAGGACAAATAACTGCAGACTTCGGAAAACGTAAGGGTAAATTTAACGACATAAGAGATAAACTTAATACACAAGGATATGGAGCTCTTAATGAAGCAGAAAAATCAATAGCTAATTTTTATCTTGGTATATCTGGAGGTAAGGGTTCTGTTCCAACAAACTTTGAAAAAGCAATTGATGATTTTATAAAATTTCAACCAGGAGGAGCTGAGGCATATAAAGCTGATCAAGGTTTGTTAGGTGCATTTAATGTTGCTATGACAACTTTACCTGAAGCGATAGCTGAGAAAACTTTATTTGGTAACATTGTATCAGGAGCACTTAATAAAGGTAGGGATGTAGCTGACTTTGCTGGTGGTTTGTTTCCTGGAGCAGGTGCAACGTTTCAAGGCATAGGTGAGGATTTTGCAACAGCGCCAGCTGGTATACAAGAAGATTTTACTACTATGTTAGGTATAAACAAAGATGACAATCCTGTGAAAAGTGTACTTAGAGAAGAACTAGATATAAAAAAGAATACCTCTAATGATATTTCCCCCGACACTTTTATGAAAGCCGAGGACCGTAATCCTGGTATAGCTAATTTAAATGTATCACAAGGCACCCCTGTTTCAGAAGCATTTTTTAGTGAACCTACAGTTGACGAATTTTTAAGAAGAAACAATCAATTTACAGAAAAAACACCCATAAAGGAAATAGCAATGCGTTCTGGAAATGCTTTTGATCCAAATAACCCAGGACAAATGGCTAATTTTATTAGAGACAACTCAGGATACTTTGACAGAGTAATTAAACAACTAGGTTTAATGGGTAGATAATGTTGTCAACAAGAGATTGGATTTGGGTTATCGTTATAGCTGCAGGTATAGCTAGCACTTATGGTATGCTCGCGAACCGTGTAACAGCATTAGAGTCTAAGATAAAAGATCTAGACATGTTGCGTATTGATTCACGATTAAGCGTAATAGAAATTCAAGTTAAAGAAATAAATGAAAAACTAGATAAATTATTGGATTAGGTATTTTTTCCTATATCCTCTATGCACTGCACTTTAAACGTAAAATATTTATTCATCTCAAATTTCGTAAATTGTTTGCCAAAATTTTTACATTTTTCTAATTCAAAAAATGTATCCTGCAGTACCATTTGATTACCCGTGTACACCCACTCCGTTCCATTGAAGCCCCATAAACTTACAACTATTAAAAAAACTTTAGTCATTCTTGTAGAAGTAGCACTTTCCAGTCTCACTGACCATTAATAATTTTACGCCCATCTTTTTTTGAGCGTCAGAAAGGGTTCTTTTTATTTTATATCCTGCGTGCGTGCCCGATTGTCGTACACTTTCGCTTTTTACGTCAATCTTTAATATTTCTCCTTCATCATTTAAAGCTATCAAATCGCACGGACCAAGAGTGCTAACATTATCAAAAACATAGTATTCCTGAGCCGTTAACCACTCAATGGCCCTTAAATGATTTAGAAATCCTTTTTTATGTTTTTTATCAATCACTTGCTTCTCCCCAATTAAGCCCTTCATTTACGTCTACCTTACTAGGAACGTTAAGCTTAACTGAGGATTGCATAATCTCTATGATTTTTGCCTTTTGTTTATCGTCCTCAACAGAAAAATCCAACTCATCATGGATTTGTATCAAGGGGAATAATCCTTCAGATGCTAGATCAACCATTGATTTTTTTGTTTGATCTGCCGCTGACCCTTGAATAAGTCTGTTGAGGGCTCTAAACGTACCCGCACGTTGTATTTTATGTAGTCCAGTGCCGTATTCTCTTTCTGCGTCTTCTTTTGGAAGAGGTCTAAAAACACCCCATTCTGTTGGAACCCACAGATTAAAACGACATTTTCTACCTAATAATGTACGAATAAATCCGTTCTTCTCTGCTTTTTGTGTAGCTATATCTATAAGAGCCTTAATAAATGGCACTCTACTATGGTATTTATTAAATAATGATTTTGCATCACCAATATCCATATTAAGCTCACCAGCAA